TTTATCAGATAGAAATGAAGAATTGTTGAATGAAAATGAAGAATTAAAAACACAATTAAAAAAATATGAAGAAATTATAACAAGACAAACTATTGATATTCAAACTATGAATGAAACTATAAATAGGCAAAATATATTATTGAGTGAAAATGATAATGTCATAGAGAAACGAATTGAAGAAGAAAAAACAAATCAAGTGATGATTTATCAAAATCCCTTACTTCCAAATGACGAAACTACTAATAGATTTAACGAATTTATAGACACTATGTGTATTGTGCATGTAGATGTTGAAGAAGCTTCCACTAAAATGGAGGGTGCATTTCGTATTTGGAATGGTGTAAAACCCAAAAAAGTTATGTTTCATTTGCTAAAAGAATATTTAGACACCAGATTTAAACCAGCAAGAATTTCAAATCAAAATAAAAATCAAGTAGTTCATGGATACATCGGAGTTAAATTAAAACCAGTTCAATATGTAAAAAAAACAATTAATGATGATGTTGAAACATTTTTATTTGAAGTGTGTAATTTTACACCATCTGGAAAAATATTAAATACAACATTGCTATCAGAATATAAGAGATGGAAACAACAACTTGGAAAAGAAATTTACGAAAATGAAATGTCAAAAATTAAAGAATATTTAAATGATTGTAAATATGTTTTGAAAGCTACTGTACATACAGAGCAAGGATCGAATGAAGGTTATTATGGAATTCAATTAAAAAGTGATGAACCCAAACACAAAACAACTTCTAGCACTGGAAAAAGAGTAGAAAAAGTTGATGGTAAAACAGAAATTGTATTAAGAACGTGGGAAACAATTGCAAAGGCAGCCGAAGATGAAAAAATGTCGACATCAAAAATGTCTACAAGCATTAAAAATAAAAAAATATTTGATAATAATTATTTTTATCGTTGTGCAATTTAATTTATTGTTTTATAGTGTAAATAAATTATTATTTTGTTTAATAATTTATTTAATAAATATTCAAATACTTTTCATTTATTCTTTGCTTTCAGCAAATGGACCACTAATTAATTCAGATCTGCCATGATCTGTCTCACCAGTTACAATATTATTTCCTTCAAATAATTCACTACGAATATCGGAAACTGATATATTTTCATTTTGCAAGAGTATTTTTTCCTGTGTAACTAGACCAACACCAACTAAATTGCCTTCTTCATCAACATCTTGAGTAATGGCACCACCATATTTTTCTGCATTTTTTTTATTTTCATCAATTGCCTTTTGTTTGGTTTCTTTAATTCGCTGTTCGAATGCGTTTTTAGCTGCGTTTTCATTTGTTTTCTTTTCGTGAGCCAATTGGTTCAATTCATCTTCTAAATATTCTACACGACCAGTTTTATATGCTTCGGGTTCCCAAGGCAACCAAGTACCAACAGGACCTACATAGACATCGAAATTTGGATCAGCTTCGCGCAACAATTTAGCTCTGAATTCAGCTTCTTCTTGGGTTGAATAATTACCCCGTGATTTAAATCCACGAACAGAAGTTTGAAAATTATATTTTACGTTGAATTTTTTCTCGAGTTCATGTTCGTGATTGTCAATGAATGTTTTATAATCACTTTCCAAGGAAGAAGAATTTACAATACTGTCGCGTTCTTCTTTAAGAAATTCTTCAAAATCAGCAATAACGCCGTCAAATTGAAGTCTATACTTGTAAGAAATAAAATTCAAAAATTGATGAAATTTTTCCATTGATTTAGAGACTTCCCAGTTTTTTAAGAATTCTTCAAAGAAAAATAACTCACGCTGTTTAAGGATTTTTTCAGGAGAAATAAAAGAAAAACACCCAAAATTTTGCCCTGCAATTGGTCGATCAACTTCCAATAAATCTACATATTTAGGATTTGGTTGTCCATTTTCGTCTGTTCTTTTTTCATATGTTGGTTTTCTTGATTTTTTTCCCATTATTATTGATTACTTTTTATTTTATATTTAAGTTTTTATCGCAATTATATTATATTTTTTATTTTATTTTATTTTATATTTTAGATTTTATTTTATTTTAGATTTTATTTTAGATTTTATTTTAGATTTTATTTTAGATTTTATTTTAGATTTTATTTTAGATTTTATATTTTAGATTATTTCTAAATATTATATTTTTTTCTTTTCAAATAATATAAAATGAGTGGATTGTTTGACATTAATGAGTTAATTAAAAGAACTATTAAGTATCTTATTGAAGGTTTAATGGTTTCTATAGCAGCCTTTGCTATACCAAAACGTTCCTTAAATTTTGAAGAAATTGTTGCTCTTGCTCTAACAGCATCAGCAACTTTTGCAATTTTAGACACGTTCCTACCAGCGATGGCAGTAAGTGCTAAGCAAGGAACTGGTTTAGGCATTGGACTTCGTCTCGCCGGAGTGATGGTATAAAATTTAAATCAGACCATAATTAAATCGTAATATTTTATTTTAAAATGTAATATTTTTAAAATGTAATAAATTTAAAATAAATTTGAATAATTATTTAACATTAACAAACTAATTAATGTATTATGGAAAGAACTGATTATTATAAAATATAAAATCTATTGCTAATTTTTATATTTTATATTTTAAACTGTTGGAATAGCTTCCCAATCAATAATATGGCATATTTGTCTCCATATGTTGTCATGTTCTATCAATTTAACACGATCTTTTAGCATAGGGATATTTTCCAAGAAATGTGTTTCGTCCAACAATTCTAATAATTTATATAAAACGAAATGATAATTTAAAAAATTTATACGCGTATCAGGACATACTTGAGCATATGGAACTAATATTTCCATAAATAAATTATATAATGTTTCTTCTAATTCTTGACTAAATACTGGCGGAGGTATTCCCAATTTATTTTTTATGAATGCGATATGTTCATAATATTTATTCAAACCAAGTTTTTTTAATATTTCCTTCATTTTCTTATAACTTAATTCATTGATTCCAATACATTCTTTTTTTATTTGCATTTCAATTAAATCAATATGTTCATCTGGTATCTGTGTTGTTTCTTTTCCTTGAAATTGGGCAATAATTTCTTTGAAATGTGTAATTTTTTTATAAGAATAAAAACATACTTCTTTTGGAGGTTCTTTATAACTAGGTTTTTCATTTTCTATTAAATATGGTATATGCACTGCACAATGATGATTATTACAAATTAACAATCCTTCATCTTCTAATGGTGTCATTTCGCCAACATTACACACCGCACATACATCCATATTTTTTAAATATAAATTCATATCAAAAAATGTTTCATCTACATTACTCAAATATTTTTGAACTAAATTTTTTGTATTTATTTCATCTGTCGTGTTACAATCTTGTTCATTTGGTTGAATTTTAAAAATACTAAATAACAATTGGTTTTTAGTTGTAACAGATTTAACATTATTTTCATCTGAATTTTCAATATTTTTTTTATTTTCAAAGTATTCGAAAATATATTTAGAATTATTCAAATAATAATTATTCTTTTTTTTCTTCAATTCACGAATATTATCAGTTATTTCTGCAATTCTATCTCTTATTTCTAGTTCTTCTTCAATGTTTAAATCTTCATTTTTTAATCTATACTTATACACTGCTCTTTCTTTTTTTAATTTTGGAATAAAAACAGTTTCATCTGATTCAAATTCATTTACAAATTCAGCATGCTTACCACCTAATGTAGTTAAATATTTTTTACAAACATTAATTTTTTTATTAGTCTTTGGTTTAAATGCTGGCATATTTAAATATATAAGTATATTATTTATTTTATAATTTAACTAATTATATTATAAAATATTTTTTTCTTAAATATATATGTTGAGAAAATATTTTTTATATTTTGCTTTATTTTAATTTTATTTTTTATTTTTTATTGAAAAATAAAATTATTTTAAAATATTCTCCACAATAAATGATGAACAGAGTTAAAATTGTATCGATTGAGGGAAATATTGGTTCTGGAAAAAGTACATTTTTGAAAAATTTAAAAACAAATTTGCCGTCAGTTGATGAAAAATATAAAATTATATTTGTTGATGAACCTGTGAGTCTATGGGAAAATATAAAAGATGTCAATGGAAAAAATATGATTGAAAAATTTTATGAAAATCCGAAAAAATATGCTTTTCCCTTTCAAATAATGGCATTTACTACTCGACTTATTTACTTGAAAAAATCAATCAATGATGCTTTAAATGATTCTGAAAACAATGGGAAAAAAATTATTATCATTACAGAGCGAAGTTTGCATACTGACTGTTATGTATTTGCTGAATTGCTAAAAAATCAAGAAAATATTGAAGATGTTTGTTTTCAAATTTATATGCAATTGTTTAATGAATTTTCATTGAATTATCCAATTAATAGCCTTATATACATTGACACAACACCTGAGATATGCTATGAAAGAATTAAAACTAGATCTCGAAGTGGTGAAGAAATAATAAGTTTAGATTATTTGACGGAATGTCATTATGAGCATGAAACATATATTCATACAAAAATGGAACGTTCAAATAAAATCGTGATTGATGGAACATTTGATGTTTATGAAAATCCTGACATACTTGAAGAGTGGTTAGAAATTGTAAAATATTGTATTGATGAAATTATTTAATTTTT